GGCAATCTGCGAAATTAGTTCATTTTGTGCAAGGCGTTACCGTCCCAGAAAAATGTCGTTGTGGAGTATGTCGCAACCGTGTCATCGATATCGCCAGCGATTGTGACTTGTCCTGCACCTTTGTTGCGAATTGAAAAGGTGTTTGGAGAGAGGCCATTAAGGTTAAATGTGATTGTCAAGTTAGTGTTATTTGGCGTAGTAATGTCGCCCGGGAATCCGTATGCATTTATGCTCACGTCTGATGTTACAGAGAATGGATTACATTCGCTGATGACAGCGGTTTTTTCATGGTATCGCTCTTCGGGAAAAACGCTATTATAAATGTTTACTGTTCCGCTGTTAAGATACAGTCCCCGCCATTGCTGATTGTGAGAAGCAGCGAAACAGTTACGTACATTGATAGTTCCGCCACGTTGCGAGTATACAAATGCATCATAACTGTTATGCAAGTCGGTGTTAGCATCAACTGTAACATGATTAAAGCAGTCAATATCACCTCCATTGCAAATTAACGTGGATCGTTTACTGGGGTTTGATACGCAGTTAGTAATAATGAGTTTTTTGCTAGTGCTTTCAATGTCACCGCTGTCGTTTTGGGTTACGCTTTTGAACGTGCAATTTTCAATCCTATTGTCATTGCTACTGTTAGATTGCAGGATGTGGGAGAAGTGGTTATCAATAAATGTGCAGTTTTTGATTATGCCAGAGGTGATTTCGTTGTCATTATTGCGCTCGATATCAATACCGCTTTGCGGGTTTGTTCCGTGAGTGTTAGAGATGGTACATCCGTCAATCACAAAATTGTTGCAATTGATGACGCTGATTCCATTTCTTCTGTTGTTGTCAATAAGGCAATTGACAATTGTCACGTTAGCACAGCCATTTTCGCCGGTGTCACTGTTTTCAGACCCAAGATAGATGCCATCGCCCCAGCAGTTTTTAATTGTCACGTTCTCGATATGCGCACAGTCGCAATTAGAGAGATGGATGCCCATGCCCCATTCGCCACTTGTGCCGATATGTTTGTCACGTTCGCCGATGATAGTTAGGTTTGAAATGCTAGTTGTGCCTTTAGCATCAATAATGCGGTAATATTCATCTGCAACAGGTACAATTTTAATGGTTGCACCGTTGCCTATGATAGTTTTGTTATATGCCATGATTGCGATAGTCGAGTCCGGGTTTGCACTGACAAGGTAGGTTTTCTTTTTTAGATTAAGTACGTTGCTATATGCAAGTGCATTGTTAATGGCTGTGGTGTCATCTGTAACTCCATCACCAACTGCGCCGAAGTCCTCGGGAGTGACATAGTTTTGTACGCTGTCTCTCAATGTGAAAGGCTTTGCAAATAAGTCGTTTTGAAGCGCAATAGCATTTGCACTTGTCTGCGCAACAGCTTTATAGAAACTGCCTTTTTTGTCATCGATTTCAGTGTACCCGCAAGTCATAAGCGTGTCATTGAGCTGTACACGCTTATCAGCGGCCATGTCATCTTTGGTGTTGTAGGTGTACACAGTCTTGCCGACAAGGTCATTTACCGTTTCAGCGTATTTCAGCACTTCCTTTTCGTACCGCTCTACGTTCTGATTGTACTGCATAACTTGAGCATTCCAGTCTGCGCTCTTAATCCAGAACTCAGTATTGGTAATCTCAGTGTTTGCAGGAACAGTCTTGCGGCTGACATAGCTCTGGTTATTGGTATACACCACGCTCAGAGCGGCGTATTCGCTGGTCTTATCCCAAGCGCCCATGAACTGAGGAGCATAACGAGCACCAATATACTTCTTAATAGCCATATTAGAAACCCCTTTCATTAAATAAACTGTCCACCCATTGAACCAGAACACCTAGTTCACCCTCCCGATAGGATTGAAGAGTGCCTATCACACGTCAAAGTCACTGTACGACTTCCGGTTCCCACAGCAAAGCAAGTTTGCCATAGTCCTCAGAATCAGGGTTCATGTCTGTGTCAAAGTCAATGAAGTCCCAAGTGTTAGGAATCCAAGCAATAAAGTAGCCGTTCTCGTCAACCTCGAACCACACATACTTTACAATCTTGGAAACCATTACCTGTAAGTTGTTGTTAATCCACGTTGCAAGAGCCTGCACATAAGTTTCGATATAGTCACCGTTAATGAGTTTCTTAATCTCATCATAGCACTCCTGCACGGTTTTGTCAAGCTGTTCAATTTTTGCATTGATATCAGCTCTAAATGCTTCGTTCTCGGTGTTGACTTTGTTTTCAAAGTCGTCCAGTTGTTTCTGAAATTTTTCTTCTATCTGGTCGATTTGAGAGTAGAAGGTGATAATTTCATTGAACTGTTTCACAGCGCTGTTGTAGGTTTCCACAACTCGTGCCAGAATCTCATAGTCGCTAGAACCCGGAAGGAAAGTATTCAGGTCAAACTTACCCGGAATCGGCAGGAAGGGCAACGGAGTAAGAGTAGTAAGCGGCATAGTGACACCCCCTTTACATATGGAAGTAGTCGAGCACCCATCTAATAAGAGCACTCAAGAATTTAGCCAGCGAGACTAAATCCATAAATATCACCTCTTTCAGGGCAGTTTAATCCAGCCCTCGATATGGTACTCCTGAGAATCGTCGGTAGCGGTATCCAGAGAAATTGTGATATCGTGGATACCGTCAACGGAACTGACAGTATCCTTTACCTTGGCGGTGGCGGTTGCGGCATGGTCAGAACTGGTGTTGTACCAATTCAGTTCAGCGTGCTTGCCAACATTGGGAAGGTTTACACGCAGGACAGGGTTGTTTGCTTCGACAGCACCGGAAGCGGTGAACACGGCATTGACGTGCAGGGCATCGTTCAGCAGGTAGGAAACATCTTCATTGATTTTGATTTTGCTGTCAGCAGACTGAATGAAGTTGACCATAGTTTTACTCCTTTACAAAATTCCCATGAAGCAATCTTTCAAACTGTCGATAACCTCTAAATCCAGATTGCGTACAGATTCAGAGTATTCTTTGAACAGTTCTGCGTAGGACTTGTTGTTCAAGCCAGACACAGTTCTGTTCCGGTTGTCATTGTGCTGTCTGTCTGCTGTGGTGTGTTCATCGAATGTGGTTGTTTCTTTGCTGTTATAAGTGGTGGTATCTGTGCTGGTACTGTTACCTGTGTTAGTTCCGTTATTTTTATTTTTGTTAGCAGAGGAAGCGTAGGTGTTATTTGCGATATCACTCTCGATGTTTAGCATCTGAGCGGGAGTGTCAGAATTAACATTGAGGGTGTAATCGTTATGAGAATTGTTTTGTGTACTGCTATTGGCAGTGGTATCAATACCAGACCTAGCAAGCACATCAGTACCGGTTTTAGTACCGTTATCCGAACTAGTGCCGTCAGCTTTGACAACCTCAGTGAGAGTGCCGCCAGTGTAGAACTGCCACTTCTCGGCCATAGCATCATATAGCATATTGAAGTAAGGCATTTTCTCGTTAAGAGTGTTGTTAAGGAAGAACTTGAATCTCTCAGGTGGCAGACAGCAAATCTCGTTGAAATAGTAGTGGTTAATGATTTTCTGGTTCAGTGCTTCTCTCCATGCTTGCATATCACCGGCAGAACGGAGAAAAGACGGAATAGGGTAATCTTTCATGCCAATGTCGAATCCATCGAGAGTAAGCAGTTTGCCCAGTTCAATGGTATACGTTGCCATTATTCCTCACCCCCGTTATCATCTCCACCACGAGTACGCACATAGGAGATAGTAGAAGCATTTTTGCTGTACTTGTCACCGTCAGTGATATACGGCTGATTTGCCAGATGAACAGAAACGTTCAGTCCGTACATATTGTTGATAAGTTTGCAAGCGTGTTTACGCTGGGACAGGCCAATGTAAGCTAGAGCATTTGCTTGCTGGTCAAATTGTTCAACCTCGTCAGTTACTCGCCGTTCACGTTTGAAGTCTGCCATGCCGATACCAAGGAAAGACAGGTACTCGTTGTACTTCGTAATCTTGATATCCTGTAACTGACCAGCAATGAACGGTGCATCTGTGCGGAGAACCATGAAACTGTTTGGGTCAAACGTGCCTTTCATACCGTAGATAACAGGAGTGTTGCCAGTGTACTTTTGATACACAGACTGTGCGGTCTGTTTCTGCTTGGTGTCAGTAAGAATCAGGACAGGAGTTTTCTGAGCGCCGATGTTGATTTTGATAGTCTGGTCGATATCGTACAAGTCCCGTGCGTAACGGATAGTAGTAAGGAAAGTCGGGTACATATCAGGAGTGTTTCTGATAAGCACGCAGTCCTTCATATCGTATTCGGGGAACGTTTCCACATGGCTGATAGGTCTGATATACATAGGCTCATTGTAGAAGTTGATTCCACAAAGTGCACCATTCAGGCACATATAGCCACGGGTTGCATGGTTGAAGAAAACAGCTTTACCGTAGGTGAACAGGCAATATTCAAGATATCGTTCATTCACACTGTCAGGTAGTCCTTCCCACTTAAACATTGTGCAAGCCAGAGATTTAAGACGATAGTAGTAGTCAGCGTAAGCGGCGTGGGATGCTTCTTTGTCTGCGAGTTCGTTATCGTAATTGTACATTTGAATCACCTCTTAACCGAATATAGAGCTGATAAGCCAGCTAACACCAGCGCTGGCAAGAGCGCCGACAACATAGCCGACAGGACCAGCAATGGCCGCTCCAATTTGCCCGCCTATCTGTGACCCAGCGATATTTACTGCAAGAGTAGTTAAGCCAGTAACAACCCAGTTAGATACGACTGGAACAAGATATTTTTGAACAACTGTGGTAGCGACAGTGGATACAACCTGAACCAGAACGTTTTTAGCCGCTTGCTCAATAGAGATATCGCCCTTCATAACGCCGCCAATTGACTGGCACATAGTGTTGATGATGCCGGGCACTAAGTCTGCGGCAATCTGGTTAAGTTCTGTGCTCTGTGAATGAGAACCAATATAGGAAGTAATTGCATTTGCTAATGCGTGAGAACCAAGTTCACAAACATAGTCGATTGATTGCCTTTTGGTGACTTCCAAGAATTGACCAGCGGCTAGTTTTACATCACCTGTTGTTAGTGCAGTGGTAATAGCTTGCCAGCCGTCTGCAACAATAGTGTCAACATAAGAATCAAGGAGATTCAGGGTGTGTACGCCTAGTTCAGAGTTGCGGTCAATCTTAGTAACGTCTACAATCCAGTCTTTTAGCTGTGATTTTGCTTGGTTAATTTCGTTCTGTGCGGCTTGTTGTCCAACGGATATAGCATATTGAAGCAGGTTGTTGATTTTGTTCTCAACGTACCAGATGGAATTGTTTACAACGTCAGAGCAGAACTTGTTAAGAACACCGCTGAAATCACCAGTAGTTAGAATGTCAGTAGCATAGCCAGCGGCATTTGTTTTGATACCGTCCAACTGTGCTTTAACGTAGTCTTTAATAAGTTTTGCCAACTCGCTGGAAGGGTCAACGTTCTTTGCTGTAATGATTCTGTCAGCAATTCCGTTTACCGTTTCATTAAACTGAGATTCAGTAACAGTACCATCCTCAGATGCCGCTCCTTGTATTACTTTGATATCAGCATCAGTAACGTAAGGGCTTTTGTGCATCTCAACTTGGCTGTAATGATGTTCCGTATAAGGTGTTCCGGGGAAGTCTTTGATATCGTTAGGATTTACACTAAAAGTGTGGCTTATTTTGCCACCATCAAAGTTAGTGTAGTCTGTGCGAGTTGCAGACGTAAAGTAAATCTGGAAGTGAAGGTGATATCCGGTAGATTTTCCTGTGTTGCCTACTGTACCAAGCTGGTCGCCTTGTGAAACTTTAGTTCCGTTAGATGGGCCAATCTTTTCCATGTGGGCATAACGAGTATAGTAGCAATTGCCGGAAGCGTCCGTTGTATCATCGTGACGAATTAGAACGGTGTTTCCCCATGAATCTGAAGAATAGCTCTGTACAACTGTGCCAGCTTTTACAGCGTAGATAGGTTTTCCAGCAATCTGACCGGGCGTTCCAGTAGTAAGGTCAATAGCAGAATGAGAAGCACTGAAAGCAGTAGTGCAATACCAAGTTCCAACGCCAAGCGGGTGAAACCATTCATTGGTGCTGTAAAAACCAGTCACGCTGTTTTGTGCATTACTGCCACCAGTTCGGGGTGAACCAGCAGTTATTTTGATTGTGATATAGTCGTGGTTATTGGCAACAAAGTTATTGGAAGTCAGCCAAGGGTTCAGCTGTAATAGCGTTTGGACAGGTACGCCGCACATTGTTGAAATCTGCTGAATATCGTCCATCCATGAACCAGTATACTGCACTTTTAAGGTGGCGTATACGGCATTGCTGGCAGTTGACGCAGTTTTGAACTCTTTTAGCGTTTCTGCCGCTGAGTTTGCCATATAATCACCACCTTACACAATAGCATTGTTTTGTCCGAAGTTTCCGTATGTTGCAGTGTAAACCCAGAAGAATATGCCGTTATTGAATGCACGCTTGATAATGTTCATATCATCGTCAGGAAATTCACCGCTGGCATTCAAGCCATTGGTTTTGATGTAAGTCCAGCTTGCTCTTGCATGAAGGTTGATTGCTCTGTATTCGCTCTGTTTGTAGCCATAGACGGTGAGGAACTTGTCAATTCGTTTTAAGATATCAAGCGGCGGTGTCTTGAATCCATAAGATAAGGCAGTTTTTTTGCCAGCAATGTAAATGTTGCTCTGAGCCACACCACCAGTAGCAGGTGCATTATAGCTTTCAGAAATAGCAGTTAAGTCCTGTGTAATTTCATCAATACCACTTGCATACTGACTGGCTTCAAACCCACTTGTTACAGCGCCAGCGAACGAAGAGAGAGTCGAAGATGCACCGCCAACAATTGTTCTTACAGGATTAGTGATAAGCCCTTTAGCGTCCAGCATACTTGCCGCATTTGCGACAGTATCAAGTGCGCCTGTTGCCGTATCAATAACCTTATTGTAGTAGTTTAAGTTTCTGTTCTGTCTTGAGCGCTGAACGTAAATAGAGTTTGAAGCATTGTGTAAGTTGTAGTCATTCTTATACTGGTTATAACCCCACTGGCTTTCAGGAATCGAAACAGCCATGGAGATAGATGCAATGTTGGTGTTGCTATAATTGGTGATAATGAAACCGATTAACCCGGAAGTATCATCAACTACGATTTTACCGTTAATGTTTGCGCCAGTGATATATTCTGGGTTGAACTCAATCTCCTGCCCCATCATCTGGGCATAAGCCGTAAGGAAAGCGCCAGACAAAAGTTTTTTGTTTACAGGAGTATAGCTAATGCCGTTAGCATCAATGTGTGCAGGATGTTTTGCATAAGAGATAGTTGCATCATGGTTTGCAGGCCATTGCTGGATTTTGGTAACGGCTGTTGCTGTGCCATTTTTGACATAGCCATTGAGCAAGTTTGTAAGAGAAGCATTGTCATACTTTTTTCTTACAGCTCCAGCGCCGGAAATAAGACCGTTTAAGTCAGTAGGTGGGAGCGGATTTCCGGTATAATCAGTAGTTGCAAATACTGTAACCCAGTCCGGTTTCAAATCCTGACTGCCAACCTGATAATACCCGCCGTTTCCTGTTCCGCTGAAATCCTCAGGCACGATATTATCTCCGGCAACATCAGTATCACTATGACACCTATCAACATAGCTGTCATAGTATGTGATATCGAAGAACCAAGTCTGGATAACGTCTGTGCTGACGTACAGTCTGACGGAACTGTTGCTTGCCCACTCGATTCTATCAATGAAGGCATAGAACCATTTATTGGTAAAATTGTTGTTCTGGTACATGATGTAGTTGCAGTTATACAGCAAGTCCACTTCGCCGTCCACAACAATAGTGTTATTCTTTTTAATGTACTGGAAGTTCTCGTAGGTTTTAATCGTTCTACCTAAAAAATAGGCAGTTTGTGCTTCTCGATTAGGAAACCACAGTGTGTTTCTGTAATCACTCTCGAGTGGAGTGTCGAGTAGTCTTAAAGCAGTTGTTGGTGTAAACATAATTTGTACCTCTCTTGCCCCTGTCCCGCCCTCACTGGTCTAAAGATCAACCAGCTACCGTAAGAGAGAAAATTATGGAGCAGTTACGTTATGAAGATTACTCTTCGATGAATGCCCACGCATTAGCAAACGGACTGCAAGCCATAGTCTCCCAGTGATGCAGGAAGTAGGTGCGGCTCAGAGTGCTTGCATTGTACGGGGTTTCGGCCATCTGGAAGCGGTTGTCGTGGGTACGCAGGAAGGTGTTGTCTGCGATGATTGCCAGCGTCTTAGCGGCATCACCGGTATCACCAAAGCTGTCAACCATCACCTGGCGGCCAAGGAAGTCAGCCTTGCTCATGTTGAACGCCTTAGCCAGAACTTCAACGTCAGTGAAGGCGGCAACGTCAGCACGAACCAGAACGCTGATACGGTCAGGAGAAGTCCAAGTAGTCAGGGGGGTTGCGTTTGCAATGCCCTGAGCGGTAGCCATCTTCTGATAGCAGTTGTAGTTTGTAGAGGGGAACTGGAACTGAAGGTACTTGGCACGCAGGTCGGTGACAAGGGTTTCAGCAAAGGCCCGATGGTCAGCACCAGCGGCCAGGGGGGTTTTGTTGATGTTGCCATCATTGATAGCCTGACCAACAACACCCTTCATCAGCTTGAACTCATCGATGTTGTCACCACTGGTCAGGGTGTTCAGAATCATCGAGACGAAGTTGTTGAAGGTATCAGCGTTGGTGAAAGCACCAGCCAGAACGGCATCATAGACAGTAACCTTGTACTTGTCCTGCCGGTTGCGGCGGTAGTACACGGTCTTAACGTCAGGAGAAGCAGGAGACAGAACGTCACTCATTGCAGAGCTGTCGTAGGGAGTAGCAACAGCGGGGTTCGCAATGCTGTCCTGCACGTCAGTGCCATAGGGGATATCAACTCCCTTGAAAATGCGAAGGGGGTTGTCATAGGTCATGTTGTGCGCTTCCTGAAACAGAATGCGGTTCACCAGACCATTGATGAACTCATTCATAAAGGGAGTGTACTGCATGATAGCGCCACCAGTTGCCTGAAGAGTGGCATTGGTAGCAAGCGGAATGTTATCTTTCAGTGTGGAACTAGTCTCAATGACTGCGTTCACAATGTCGATAGCAGTTGCCATAGTTTGTCACTATCCTTTCTAAAATGTTTAACCTTTGAGGTTAAGTCGGCCATTGGTAAACAGGCGGTTGATGGGGTCTTTGTCCTCTTCCGGTCGAACAGGGGGTTTGAGCTGTTCTTCCGGCACAGTAACACGAAGGAAGAGATTCATGTTGTCCTCTTTCAGCTTCGCATTTTTTGCAGTAAGGTCATCAACATTACGAAGGGCAGTCGCTTTTGCGGCAACCTCTTCGCTAAAACCAGTGGTCAGTTCTGCCAAGATGCTGGTTACTTCGCCTTGGTCTGCGTTATCGCCCAAGTGCTTGATAAGCTCCTGTGTCTTGGCATTGAAATCGGCAAGCTCCATAATTTGCTCCTTTCAATTATTTAGTGGTTGTTCGGTAGTCCCACCGTGACTTTCCCTCTCTTACATCCACATGAACAAAGGTGTCGTATATACCAAGTCCAAGCGAATTAGGGTATTTAGAATTGAGCCACGAGTACAGATTGAGCGGAGAAACGCCAGAGATATAAATATCTGCGGCATTACCAAACATATGCTGTGATTTAGGGCTGGAATTTTTGAGTGAACTGTTATAAGCTGCTGTGCGATAGGCTGAGTTGATAATGAGAGGTTTGTTGTAGTGGTTGCGGATGATTTCAAGCAGTTCAAGAAGTGCTTTGTTAAGCACAATGACACGAGATAAGTCAGAACAGCGAAACTCGTGCGCTTTGAAGTGCGGAGACAACTGTTCATCGGGGTTGAGGGTGTAGTCGAAAACATAATACGATTTAGTGTTCAATGTGTTCACCCTCTTCTTTCTTGTTCAGTGCAGACAGGAACGGCGCAACCAGTTTAACCAAGTCGGGGTTAATCTGACCCAGATTCTCAAGCACAGAAATAGCTTCCGTGACGATAACCAGAGTACAGATAGTTACGGCGGCAGGGAAATTGAAACCCATGTTCACATAGCCCATAGCATAATCAGCGAGATAGCCGAACGCAATGAACAAGATAAAACTGGCTTTCTTGTAAATTCCTTCCCTTGCCTTTGTGGAGTTCAACTCTTTGTTTTTGACAGCTTTCAACACTCCGGTGAAAACGTCAATCACCATAAAGGCCAAAGCAAGTTTTACTTCCACTGGAACGGAACAGACGGTACTCATAAGCTCACCCCCTTTCCGGTCTAGCTTCTATAATTATTATACCATAGGTAGTTGAAAAATGGAAGTAGGTATGATATAATTATTTTAGAGAGAAAATGTTCCATGTGGAACAAATAGGAATAATTCCTAAAAAGGAGCTGAGACAATGGGTGACTTCTATGACGGTACAAAGCTACTGTCTTTGATGGACACGAACGGCAACAAGCCAGAGATTTATATGTGTACCACCAACCGTTCTGGCGGTAAGACTACTTGGTTCAACCGGTATTGCGTCAAGCGTTTTATTAACTACAAAGAGAAGTTCATGTTGCTGTATAGGTTCAACTATGAACTTGACGGATGCGCTGACAAATTCTTTAAGGATATCGGCGTTCTGTTCTATCAGGGTCATGCTATGACCTCTCAACGCAGAGCCGCTGGCATTTACCATGAACTGTTTCTTGACGGCGTTCCCTGTGGTTATGCTGTAAGTATCAATGCGGCAGACCAGATTAAGAAGTATTCTCATTTTTTCTCAGATACCGCCAGAATGCTCATGGACGAGTTCCAGAGCGAGACAAACCATTACTGTGCAGATGAAGTAAAGAAGTTCCGGTCTATCCACACTTCTGTTGCTCGTGGTCAGGGCGCTCAATCTCGGTATGTTCCTGTTTATATGCTGTCTAACCCCGTTACCCTGCTGAATCCATACTATGTCGCAATGAACATCAGCTCACGACTGAATGACAACGTAAACTTTCTGCGTGGCGTTGGCTGGGTACTCGAACAGGGATATGTTGATGCCGCTTCTAAGGCTCAGGCTGAATCCGCTTTTAACAGTGCATTCAGCGGAGACACATACGATGTGTATTTGACACAGGCCGTATACCTGAACGATTGCTCTGCATTCATTGAGCGTCCTACTGGCGCTTCTCGTTACTTGGGCACTATCCGCTACATGAACAAGGAATACGGACTGAGAGAGTTCCCAGACACAGGTGTTATTTACTGTGATGATAAACCAGACTTGACTTACAAGTTCAAGCTGGCTGTTACAACAGACGACCATAGAGTGAACTATGTTATGCTCAATGCGTACAAGATGTTCACAGACCAGATGCGGTATTTCTTCGACCGTGGCGCTTTCCGGTTTAAGAATCTGCAATGCAAGGAAGTTATCTTGAAAGCGCTGTCTTACTAATGCTTATCCCTCTGAGACAGTACCACCGATACAGGCGGGTTTTGCAACGGTGATGAACCGTCCGCTATGTAGTTTCGTATCTGCAATGCGCTTTGGTGCACCTCAGAGACAGGATATAGAAAACCCCTCTTGCCGTTCCGTTAGGTTCGACTTGAGGGGTTTGTTTTATACATTTACAACCAGAAAACAATCAGCTAACTCAACGCTAGTTCTATCATTGAAATAATCTAGCTCACCTGTGCCTAATTTAATTACTCTAACATTGTCGTATTCATCCGGGGCACTTATCACCATGTACAGAACGCTGTGAATCCAACAAATGTCAGTTGGTTTAAGAGTGCCCAATATTTCATAATGCTTTTCCTTTTCTTGCTGAACGATTTTCATATTACCACCTCAATGACAGCAGAGCCGCAAGAATCAACAGTGCATCACAAATGTACACCGACTTGTCAAGTTTATACTTGTATCTGCACACAGTGATATAAATAGAATATGATGCCGCAATTGCAAACACGATAACTTCGCTCACTTTTTATTCTCCTTTTCTTTAGTGTACCACAGTGTAAACCCAGAGCCAGCAATGATTGCTGTGAACGTCTTATCGGTATCAATATGGTACATGAAAACTTTAGACCTCAGCATATCATTGGACAGAGATAAAACTTTGATTGCGCCATCGTTGATGCCCGGCAGATGCACATACTCTCTGTTCAGAGAATATGCAACGTACATGAGTGAATCTTTAGACAGGCATTTTCTGTCATAGTTCTCTCCGGGGATACGGATTAACAGGTGCTTCTTTTTGAGCTTTTCTTCTACCGCTTCTTTTGCATCAAGGATAATCCCATTACCCATTCTGAGTTCCCCCTTGCTGTAAGCACTCGCCAGCATTCACCGCTGTCACCTTGTGGAAGATATACCAGTCCTCAGGTTCAGGCTGATAGTGCTTGATATGGTATTTGCAACTAACACAATCACAGCCGCCTGTACGCTGGTCATAGGAATGGTCACAAATTTTATGCAACTCTATCATAGTATCACCCTTTCAGAATAATCATAACTTTGTCAAATGCCCCTCTGGTAGCAAGGAACTGCCCATCAGGCTGAATAGCGGCAAATACTTTAACAATGCTCTTATCATATCGCCGCCACTTGTCCCGCTCACTGAACTTGAATGTATCAAACTCGTCCTCACCGTCAAAGGCAAGGTGCACTTCAGTGTGCTCGTCAATGTCACACCACGCATACCAAAGTTCCTCTAGTGTAATCATCTTACGCACTCCCTAACTTTAACAATGATGCGCCCTTTCTTAACGTAGAAGGTAACAACGTGCAAGTTGCGAATCTTTTTCGGCATTGCATCAAACTTATCTTCGTACAACGGCGTGAAGTAACTCCACACCTCAAAAATAGTTTTACACACTGCATTCTCACATACATTGTAAAATTCTTCAATAGTCATTTGAAATGCACCTCACAATCCATAATACAACCAGTGAAATCAATTTCTTTAATCCAAAGGGTTGCTACCTGAGCACCATTGTATGACTTGGGAATGTCAGACCAGCGACAACCAGCACGAATTAAACCAGAACTGCTGTATAAATCAAATCGTGCATCTCCTGCAAAGAATAAAGTTGCATACAGGTCTTTAAGACTTGAAAATTTTCTTGCCATTATATCACCTCATTTCAAAACTATGTGCCACTTCTTTACAGCGCAATTGTTAGCTTCAACAGGATAAGCCATCCAAACTTCACTGTCTTTATATCTGCGTCCGATTTCTTCCCAATGAACGTCATCAAGAGTGTGATTATAGCCGAATTTAGTAAATTTATAAGTAGCGTGATTATCTGTGGCAACGCACTTAATCAATTCTCGCAGTGTCATTATATCACCTCATTGTAAAATCAGTATCAACCAGCAACACACCACCTTTGATTCTTCTAGGAAGTAGTTTACCAGGAACTGTTAAACCTGTCTTGAAATCTTTGAATGTGCGTGTTTTACTAAGAAATGCAATCTCTTCTGGCGTAAGTTTAGAATCAGATAGCGTTTGTTCCTCATTTCTTGGATTTATGCCGTTCTCAATGTCCTCTGCAACTTTGTTGTCAAAGGATTCTGCAAACAGGTCTTTGCACTTTTTTGGCATTCCTGCACATTTGATATTGTAGTAAGGGTTCTCTATCGGCTCTAAGTCCTCGGCTACAACGTGCTCAATGTACGTCTTTTGTCGCACAAACCAGCCGATATTCCAGCTCGATTCTAGCTTCCAACAGCAGAAATTTGATGGGTGCACCGTAATGCCTTTTAACTGCTCAGGCGACAGGTCACAGTGTATACTGTCTGTGTCGGCGTAGATAAATCCGGGCTTGTCCTTTCCGTAATAATTTTGTTGAGCCGCACGAATAGTAAAGTTGCGGGCATAACTAGTGATAGCTGAACCAACTGGAATGTATCCTGGTTTTTTATCATTTTCGTCCACCTCGTAGAATCCAACAGAACCATCATCTTTTTCAAATGCAACTTTGAAGGAGCTGTTCATGCTAGATGCCATTTTTCCGTATAAGTTGTTTAAAAATAGTTTTGCAAGTTGTCTCATAGCGCCTTTGCTTGTTTTTTTGATTGCGGCATACTTGTCAATGTACTCGTCAAACAAACCAATAGTTGAATCAAACTCACAGTAATCAAGTAGTTCATAATCAACTAGATTGTAGTGCTCACGCAGTAGAATGAAATCTGTTTGTGTTAATGTAAGCTCAACTCGTGTATCGTGTAAGTTACCGTCAATGTCATAGTATTCGGAACGTGGAATGCCATCTTTGCCAACAATATCTGAGCTTTCCAGTGCTTCTGTTCCTTTGTACATCCAAGAACCTTTAATCTGTACAAAAGGCAACTTACCGGGTTTCAGATAGAACCGGGTCTTAATGCGGAAGAAATAGAACTTTCCGTATTCCCACAGCTTTTTAGGCTTTTCTGTCGGCTGAAACCAGAACGGGTCATATTTTATAGGGCAATTGTATGCGTCCCAGATATCACCTTCGTTTGCTTCAACATGAATGAACTTAGGCTTACCAATAGGATAATCTGAGCCAGATTCAGAGTGCATTACAGAGGGATACAGACTGTTCACATCTGCTGTAACACCATTTCTATACTCCTTGCACTCTTTGCCTTTCACCAGATAACACCAGCCACCTTTGTACGATTTGTGAACCCATTCACCAGCTGTGCTAGAACCATAAACTTCTGGGTCAAGTGGTATTTTGTACAGGTCTGGGAACAGTGTGCTGTAATCGTCTCCGACTGTGTGCCCCTTCTTGAACTCGTCCAAACAGCACGAACCAATTGTCAGTTTCTTGTGGCCCTCTGAGAACATAAATTCAAGTGCTTCTTTGATAACTAGAACGTCATTTGCAATGTACTTTAGTTCTTCTTGAGAGATAGGACAACCAGCGTATCTGTGCCCTTTATAATCCATATCTAGCTTCTGATGTTTGGTCTTGAAACTGATACCGATTTGTTTCAGGCTGAATGGCAGTAGTTTAAGACTGTCTTTAAGTTCAATGTAGTGTCCATTCACTTTGATAGTCATAGTGTACCATTGGCCCATATCTGAGATAACGTATTTGAACGACTTGTCAGGCATTTCCCAGTTCTTTTTGAACTTGCCGCCTTTCTGGTCTGGTGCTGGGTCAAAGGCTTGCTTGAATTTGAGGTCATAGAGTAGATACGACAACCAGAAGTTTCCATCAAATTTGAGGTTGTGGAAGTATACCACAATGTTCTCGTCCAGTGATACATAATACTCATACAGCTCACCAATGGAATGGAAAACCATAACGTCCTCAGTCCACAGTTCAACACTAGCGGCACTCCACACCTCAGTCGCTGTCTGTTGTCTCGTATTCTCTTCAACTGTTGTCTCAAAGTCAGCACTGAAAGTTCGCCACTTTTCGGAACGTGACATTAGATATCATTCTCCATAATCGTTATAGTCGTATTGACCCTCGTACACATCCTGCATATCACTCATTCTGTGCCTGATGCTGCCGGGCTGTCTATCTGACGGTAACAAAATCAATAGTACATCTTGAATTGCACTACCAGCCGCTTCTTTATAGCCAATAGATGCTATAATAGATGCTTCTTGCAACTTGGCATAGTTATCAGCAATTCTCTTCGCCGCTTCATGCACACCCTCTTTTTCTATAAGGTTTTTCAAGGCAGAACGCATTTCCAAAATATTGTCCATGTTCTGCTTTACCATTTCAACCTTGCCATAGTTCCTATCACCTCTATAATCGGGTGAATCCCAATCATGGTGCGCAATATGCCACCAGCTATCCCCAATAGTGTTCTCTGGTGATGATAACACATCATGCAAGAAACTCTCAAATTGCTGATAAGCATTCAAATCAACAAAAGTCTGTTCAACTGTGGTTGCAACGTTGTCAACCATCATATCAACTTCTTTTGCTGGTTCTCTATAAATAGGGCTTGTTGCATATCTCGCATACCGTTCAGCCGCCTTCTCACCAGAAATAGGCTCACCACTGGCGTTGACTGCATAAACATAATCCTGTACTTTTTTAGGGTCACTAGCAATCTCTCGCATTTTTTGCACATCACGCAACCGATAACTACCAAGACTTATAAGGCGCTGTAACTGTGGCACTACCTTAGCATTGCCACCATCTGCACGCACTTCCTGAATATACTGATTCACCTTGAGCAACAACTGCTGTTTGGCCTTTGCCAGCTCTCTAGCGTGCATAGCGGCTACTTGTTGGCGATGATTCATAATTTGTTCATCTCCTTTATAAAAGAATCCCGGCCAGTGAATTGGCCACCAGCCGGGATACTGTAAGTGATTTTATTTAAGAAGAACTTCGCCTTTCTTCTTAATTAGTTGTTATTCATGCTGGTGATTAGCCGACCACAACACAGTCGATATAATCACGGCCGTTCTTGGACGTGCCGGTGGTTACCTGAATCTCGTGGAACTCTTCGCCGAACTGGGCGAACATTGCAACAGCGCTCTCAAAGGAACGGCAGAACGTTGCAGAGTTGGTGCAGTAGGCAGAGCCGTCAGCGGTGGTCAGTGCCAGCAGTTTCATCTCCTTGCCGTCCTTGTCAGGCTCAGTGTACAGAACCCACTTGTCAAGCGTGATGGTCTGGCCCTTGATATCGGTCAGCTTCTTGCGCTCAGGGGACTGAACCAGCTTGTAAAGGTCAAAGGAAGATGCAACGTTAGCGGACTTGTTGATGATATTCATAGTGATACTCCTTACTTGTTATGTGTTTGTTGTGTGGATAAACTTACTGTACGTTCTCGTCAGATTTCTTCTGACGCTTTCCGAACTGGGCCGCTTCCTCGGGGGTGATATCGGTTTCATCGATAACATCGGCGTTGGCAAACCACTGGCTGGCGGTCATACCATAAGTCTTGACCTTGCAAGACAGGCTGGTAACGGCAACGGGGTTGAACTCGTCATTTTCCCAGACCTTCTGAACGGCCTTGAGTGCGGCAGAGTTGTCAGCGAATGCACCCTCAAGAGTGGCAGTCATATCAACCACTTCAAAGGTGTTCAGGTTGACGGCCTTGACGGTAGCGGTGGTGACGATAGAACGGCGGGTGATAGAATACTTACGCATGATGAATACTCCTTTGTTTTGTGTTGAAGCGTCTAAATTAGGAGATGGTAGTTATCTCCTACACTTATTGTACCATATCTAGGTACAGATTAACATGGACATTTGTTACGTTCGGGATAGAGATTTTATACGTCCGAGTTATGGGACTTTTCGATAAGATTGTCAAAAATTTAACAATCGGGTATTCCCAACTAAGGCGGGACTTTCAACAGTTTCAACATAGTTTTCAACACTCCTTTCTCGTGGTAATTTTCACGTTAGTACCCTGTAGCGGAGTACAGGATACCGGCCTAGAAATTACAAGGCAAACAAGAGTTCAGCTTTACGATAGGTGAAATGCTCAAGCGGATAATTAGTACCGGACTTGACCAGCCAGATAGGCAATCCTTCTTCCAACAAGTAGGTCATAGCATCAGTAGGCGTTTTGAGCCGGTTTTCAATATCCGGGTAGAACGCCACGTCAGGGTCATCAAAAACCCTCGTGTCCATAGTGTAATAGGTGTTCTGGAGCTGTTCAGCTGAATACTGAACCAGCAGATACCTATACACCCGGTGTGCCAGCTGAGAAGCAGTCAAACGTGCACTCATTTTGCAGAATCCCCCTTTGCATCCATGTACCCGGATATGTACTGTAATACTTCATCCAAGTCCTTTACCGCGTTTGTCGGAACATCAGCCTTGACCATAGTACGGGCCAGCGACAGTGCGTTGTACAGCTGAACCAGTTCAGCGGGTTTGTAGTTCTTGAGATACAGCCTAATCATATCACAGCCATCCCTTCAAAGTTGCGTACAGGTACAGGCCAAAGCATACAGCAACAGCCGCTAAAATAGGTGCGATACACTGGAAATGATACAGAGACATTTTTCATGCCCTCACTTTCTCGTGGTAGTTCCCACGTTAGTACCCTGTACAGCGGTACAGGATACCGGCCTAGGAATTACAAATTGCATTTGCTCATATCGTTAAATGTCAGTTGCTTTACGAGATAACAGCACTCATATTGCTTTGCATACATACAAGCGGCGGCACACGCTCTACCGTATGAACTATAAAGTCGTTCAATAACAGTTATAGGGTTCTTGCTACTGTAATAGAACAATACAATGCGATACCATTCTTTATTTCTCATGTTAGAAATACCCCACATCCATACCAACTTTCTTTGCAAGAGTTGTAAATGCTTTATCATTGGCGTTATTGTACACCTCTTCAATATACATTCGGCTTGTCATCATCAGCGTACAAATTGCCATCTTGTACGGACACCGGATACCCGGTGTTTCGACTTAGTAATGGAAGCGTTTGCCGCTATTCTCATACCACTGCAACATTTCCAGCGTATCACGTACACCCCAATTTGCGCTCATAGTATAGCCTTTTTCCTTGCCTTTCAGCTTGAAATAGCAGTTTTCGCCTAACCATTCGATGGTGAATCTATTAACGTGCCGTGCCGTGGTGCGGCTACAATCAACAGGGTAATACAATTTGACTGTCTCAATGTATGTTTCAGGGTCAAAGCAAATTTCCATCATCAACGTGCGGTAACTGTACAAGTAAACACCCTTAAACGCATTAGTCTTGCTATCGCGAATAATCTCAACGTGACAGTTGGCGGCGGGCATAGAACGCATTTTGTAACTAGTTGTCATAATTATAGTACACCTCTTCAATGATACTTATTTGTGTTCGTGGATATCCCCACGTTAGAACCCTCAACAGGGTTGAGAGTTCCAACCTGTAGATATCACTAGCAAACAACATTCTTAAACTTCACGTCAAATTCATCACTGCCATTACCGTGCAGTTCAGAAATATTACCACAACAAACAAGGTGTTTATCAGAATCACGCAAGAACCAACGTCCGCCGCGAAACTCAAGTTCATTACCCCACACACTAGTCACATAATTCCAACGGTGTACACCAAACTCAGTGGTACAATCAAAGTACATCTCAATCTTAACAGTCTTTTTCATACAAACATCTCCTCAATGTTTCTCTTGTGATTCAATTTGTGGTTTCTTTCCACCTATATTGTATCACATTTCTTGTTGTTTGTCAAGGGTTTTCTTTGAACTTCCGTTTTCGTCTTACTAATTGCGTTTCCGGTTGTTCTAGGTTGTTCCCTCTTTCATTGTCTATATTATATCACCGATGTGGTACAATGTCAACAGGTAATTTTTACCAGTGTTGTTCCATGCAGTTGTGACAACACTGTATAGTTGTACAATGCACAGTAGTAGCCCGTGCGGGTGTACAAAACTTTTTTCTCTGTATTCGTAACCCACGTACAAATTGCCATCTTGTACGGACACCGGATACCCGGTGTTTCGACTTAGTAA